TCGCACCGCAGGGCTGGTTGAGCCAAGCTATCTTGAGAACAACGCTCATGGCACATTGATCAATCTTGTCGCCCAGTATTATGAGCGATACAAAACCGTCCCATCGCTCACGGTGCTTGCAAAGCTGATCAAAGACGCTGTCGCGGACAAGACAATTCGCGAAGACATGCGCGAAGATGTGAAGACTGAGCTTGGCAAGATCATGCGCGCCGATCTGAGTGACCGCGATTACGTGATTGATGAGGTCTCAACCTTTGCGCGACATCAGGCCATTCACAATGCGATGATCAAATCGGTCAACTTTCTGGATCGACGCGAGTTTGACAGCATCGAGGCAGAAATGTCGAAAGCGATGCAGGTTGCAGCCAATGATGGGAGCGAAGGGCACGACCTCTTTGCAGACATCGAGGCGCGTGCAGAAATGCGCAAAGAGATCCTCGCAGGCACACGCAAGCGCGCAGTCACTTCGGGCTATCGGGAATTTGACGACGCCACCTCTGACGGCGGGTTCTCGCGTGGCGAACTGTCTGTTCTCATGGGTCCAGCGAAGATGGGTAAATCCTTTGGACTGATGAACTTTGCGGTCAATGCAATGCTGGCGAAATACAACGTGCTGTTTATCTCGCTCGAAAACTCTGTCGAGGTCACAACAAACAGGATCGAGGCGTATCTGTCGGGCATTCAGACCAAGAAACTGAATGATCACATTGATGAAGTCGCAGAGAAGGTGCGCAAGAAGCTCACGGGCAAGGGCACCATGAAGTTGCATCGATACCCGACCAACTCATTCAGCCCACGCGACATGGTGCGTCTTATGGAGCAGTATCGCGCCCGTGGCTTGCTATTCGACATGGTCGTGATCGACTATTGGGACATCATGCAGCCGCCCGTGCGTTACCGCGACGACAAGATTTCAGAGTCCCGAGAGATTGGCGTCGAGCTGCGGGCTATTGCGATGAAGGAAGATGTCGCGATGCTGACAGCCGTTCAGACCAATCGCGAGGGATACAAGGCCACAACGGCCCGCGCCGATCACGTTGCAGAAGACTTTAACAAAGTGCGTCTGGCTGATCTGCTTTTCTCAATCAACGCGACAGACGACGAGAAGGCCGAAGGGGAAGCTAGAATTTACTTTGCAGCCGTTCGCAACAGCGAAGGGTCATACGAGCGAACGGTGCATCAAGACCTCAGTCGGGGTATTTTCATATCGCGCTTTGAACCGCGAGGCGCATGATGTCTGATTTCAAGGAGCTGATTGACTCGATCTTGCTTGAGGACGTGCTTGATCGCGAAGGTGTGGACTATCGTCTAGGGTCAGGGTCACGCGGCGAGCAGTTGAACATTCAAGAGTGCCCGTTCTGTGGCGGTGACGAGTGGAAAGTCTATGCCAACCGAGACAGCGGTTTAGGAAACTGCTTTCACGGTTCATGTCAGGAGACATTCAATCTCTACAAGTTCACGGCCAGGCTCATGGAGAACAACGGGGGTGGCAAAGCAGGGAGTTATCTCAGCAATCTAGCAAAGGAGCTTGGTTGGCAGCCCAGAGAGCGCAAGGCTGTCGATGTTGACACCTACGACCCAAAAGATTGGGAGTTGCCCAGCGGCACGATCAAGCTGCCTGACAGCAAGGGCGAAATGCTGCATTACCTCACCAATCGCGGAGTCGATGCACAGACTGCCAAATGGTTCGACATTCGATATTGCCATGACAGTTGGTACAAATACATCAAAGTTGACGGCACAGATGGCTTCATGCCCGTCAAGCGCCGCGTGATCTTTCCGATCTTCGATCTGGATGGAGATATGGTCACTTTTCAAGGCCGAGACATCACGGGGAAGTCCGATCGCAAGTATCTGTTTCCACCCCGTCTCCCTGGCACAGGGCGCTATCTCTACAACGGACATCGTGCAGCCCGTAAGGAGCATCTGATACTCTGTGAGGGCGCGATGGACGTTATAGGAGCGCACAACGCCCTGCGCGGCGACCTAGACACAGGCGTCGTGGGCAGCTTCGGCATGCACCTATCAACGGGCGATGACGGTAATGACCAGCTATCAAGGTTCTTGAGACTGAAAGAGCAGGGTTTGAAACAGGTCACGATCATGTGGGATGGCGAGTTCAAAGCCTATGCGGCCGCAATCAAAGCCGCAGTGTCGCTGGTCAAAATCGGCATCAAGGGAAAGGTAGCAAGTTTGCCGAAGGGCAAAGACCCTGGCGAGGCAAGGTCATCTGAAATCCTGGCTGCCATCAAAGGCGCCAAGTCTGTGACGGGTAACGGCGCTCTCGTTTTAACGATGGCAAACCCTTACAGGTAAGTCAAAGATGATTGATGTTCCTAGTATCGCTGGGTACAAAAGAATCAAGAGACGAAGAGATACAAAGCATCAACAGGGGTTTGGTGCGTGGTGAAGGGTGATTAAGCAATGACTAACCATTACAAGTTTCACTGCCCAGTGGCGCAGTCCGATGAACTACTCTCGGATTGCGAGACGCGACATGGGAAGATGATGCAAGGCAAGTATCGCGAGGTTGAGCCCGAGATTTGCCGTGTCGCGCATCAATGCTGGATGTGTCCAGCCCGATCCGCATTTCGCGCAAGCGGCGGCCCGTGGGCGCAGCCCGCAAATAAACCGCGCTGGGAAGAGCCGCGCGACACCGTCGCAAAACTGCCCGCAGAGATTACCAATCACGCCTTCATGCACAGTCTGCCGCACGGCATGGACTATATGAGGGCGGGTCTTTCTGAAGGTGCGCAAGAATACACGCAGCACTTGTTAAACCTGCAACAAAGAACGGCGGGCAGTTTGCCTGAATCTGAAAGCCCAAAGGCAGCCACAAAGCCCTCTCGGCGCGGTGCGCAAAAGAAAGGCAGGGCTTCTGCCGACAAGATGAGCAACGTCTCCGCCATCGATAGCATCGAAAAGAACAGCTACGCAGCCGCCATCACCGAGGCAGTTGCAGAGGAGAAGAAGGTCAAGGCGCCGCGCAAACCCGCACCCAAACCCTCACCTAAACCTAAACCCTCACCTAAACCTAAACCCTCACCCGTGCCAAAAGCTGACAAGAAGCTATCACTTGCGGAGCGCGCAAAGCTCATGAAGGCGCGAAAAACGGGCTGACCAAGACAACGGCTTGTGACGGGGCCGGGTATCATAGCGACATGAAACAGACGACAGAAACAATGGGAGTTATTCACTAATGAACAATGAAATTCATGCGATCATTGCCGAGCTGAAAGCTGACAATGGCACAAACTACAAGATGGACGTGTTGAAGAAGCACAAGGATAATGCGCTTTTGCAGCGCGTTCTGAAAATGACATACGACAAGGCGACGTTCACATATGGTGTGTCACGGCGTGCTTTGGGTGAACGTGAAGCAAACAAACGAGCGGCTGACATTCTGCTTGAAGAGGCGCTCACGGAGCTGGAGCAGAAGTTCTGCACCCGCGAGACAACAGGCAACGCCGCCATTGAGCGTCTTCGGACAATCTGGGGTGCGCTGTCTGACGACGAAGCGGAGGTGTTCGCTGGCATCATCAATCGTGACTTACGCATCAACATGGGGCGCAGCAACATCAACAAGGTGTTCAAGGGGCTGATCGTCAAACCAATCTACATGCGCTGCGGCATCTACAACGAAAAGACCGCCAAGAAATTCGACCCGAAAGGCGCGTTTGTTCAACTCAAAGCTGACGGAACATATCGCGAGTTTCTGGTCGAAAACGGCCAGGTGACATGCGTCTCCCGACAAGGCGAAGAGTGTGAGTATCCAGAAATCAACGAAGTGCTGCTCGGCATCGGCGTTGAAGCTGCATTCTTTGGCGAGCTGACTGTCTACCGCAACGGCGAGCTGCTGGATCGGGCGACTGGCAACGGCGTGCTGCGCAAGAATGAAATTCCCGACGACTGCAAGGTGGTCTTTGACTGCTGGGATGCGGTGTCGTTGAAGGAGTACAACGGCGCCATCAACAAGGTGAAGGGCAAGGTTCCTTACAAAAACCGATGGGAGGTTGTGCAGCGCTTGTTCCCGAGCTTCCATCAAGACCCGTTGGAGAACCCCGTGCGCGCCATTGAGTGCATCGAAATTGCGAACATGACTGAGGCGCTGGAGTTCACCGCAGAGGTGATGAATCGCGGGCTTGAAGGCACGATCATCAAGGAGCGCAGTGCGATCTTCCGTGATGGCACAAACCCGCAGCAACTCAAGCTCAAGCTGGAGATTGATGTGGACGTGCGCATTACAGGTTTTCACGAAGGCACTCCAGGCACTGTGCGTGAAAAGACCTTTGGCGCCATGACCTTCGAGACAGACGACGGTGAAATCAAAGGTCGCACATCTGGCTTCTCGAATGACCAGTTGGAAGACTTCAACAGTCGCCGTGAAGAGTTGATTGGGCAGGTCATGACCGTGACGTGCAACGACATCACCAAAGGCCGTGACAACGATTATCACGCGCTCAGTCACCCGCGCTTCGTGGAAATCCGCACGGACAAGGCTGAGACTGACACCCTTCAACGCGCGCTCGACAGCAAAGAGATGGCGATGATGGTCGATAAGGAGACAAAGGCAGCATGAGTGACACGAAACCCCCAGCGCGCAAAATGTACGCCGCCCCGAAGACGTGGGCTGACATGATGCAATTGCGCCAAACTATGATGGTCGACATTCTCAAGCGCGCACAGATCGGAGCAACAAACGCCGGCTTCGCCGCAGAGAAGTTGGGTATGACCAGAAACAACTACGTCATATCCTGTCGGCGGCTTGGTATTGAAGTTGAGCATCTACTTGACCGAGAGCACCCGCGTCATCCTCATCTGAGAAAAGATAAGCTGGCTGCGTAAGTCTTTGTTATAATTAGAACAAGCTCGGGCGAAACTGTCTCCCCGTAATCACCCGAGTTGGCGCGCTCTTGTTTTTGTCTCCGAGAGCGCGCCCCTAACAACCGAAAGAGTAAAATGATACCTACAACAACCCACAAAGGCTACAAGATCACTTTCGATGAGGTCTTAGAGAAATGGCGATGTGCTGAGATTGACAAGAGCAGTCCAAATCTCCAGAACGTAAAATCCCAGATTGATACGTTCCTGAGAAAAGAGCGCAAAGAGGCTTCGGTTCAAGCCTTCGAGCTGAACGCGATGTGGGCAAATATGAATCTAAAGCAGGATGCAAAAGTCGCCACGTTGTCACCCGCAGTCGTGGTTGAGTATCTCGGTGAACCCAACAGCAGAAGCGCGTATGGCCCCAAAGGGGTACAAGTTGCCATCATGCCAAAAGGCAGATCGCGCAAGACTGTTGACCTAAATAAGATATACAAGGCGACAAAAGAGAACGAAGAGATTGTCAGACGTGCGCAGGAAAAAGGTCTTGAGGCCGTTTTAGCAATCAATCAAATGAAGCTGATCTTGCAGGAGCTTGAGGCTCTTGAAGAAAGCGATGTGAAGGATCTAATCGCCCTGTCGAAAGTATCCGAAGATGAATGATACCGACACATTCAAGTCCGTCTCTGTCGTCGCGTTGCGGCACGCCCACATCGCCCTGGCGGAAAAAGCCGTTGAAGACGATGCTTATCTGCCAATCTTCGCAGAGGTCGATGCCCAGCTTGCAGAATACGAAACCCTCG